ACGACATCGACCGCGCGAACGAGTACGTCGAAAAGCTGCGCGAGGCTGCGCTACAGGTACCTAGGCCTGAAATGCCAAAGGGCGAGCCTGGTGAGTGCGACTGGTGCGGTGAACGAAACTTGCGGATTGTGAAAGGTTACTGCCCGCCCTGTAGGGACGAGCTAAGGATTGGATGATGACTGGTAGACCGACCAAGTATTCTGAGGAGATTCAGGCCAAGGCCGATGCCTACGTTGACGGCGGCTTTGCGGACGTTGGTGATGTGGTTCCGAGCCTTGCTGGTCTTGCGGTTGAGATCGGACTTACGCGCGAAACCCTGTACCAGTGGCAGAAGGAACACCCGCGATTTTCTGACACGTTAGCAAGACTGCGGTGGCTGCAGGAGCGATTGAGCCTTAACGGCGGGCTCAAAGGCGACATGAACAGCACTATCGTCAAGCTGCTGCTGGCCAATCACGGATACTCCGACAAGCTGGAGCAGGCGCATACCTCTCCAGATGGAACCATGTCACCAACCCGGATCGAGATCACGGCACCTGATGACAACCGCCACGGTTGAACTCCCGCAAAAGCTAGTGCCGGTGTTCGCGCCCGAACGGGGCGCTGTGCGCTATCGCGGCGCGTATGGCGGTCGAGGGTCGGGCAAGTCTTTTTCCTTCGCTCTCATGGCCGCTGTTTGGGGCTACGCCGAACCCATGCGCGTGCTCGCTACGCGCGAGCTGCAGGTCAGCATCAAGGAATCCATGTACGCCGAGCTGCGCAACGCGATCCGGTCGCGGGACTGGCTGGCGCAGCATTATGAGATCGGCGAAAGCTATATCCGTGGACGCAACGGGAGCGAGTTCATCTTCCGTGGCCTCCGGCACAACATGAATGCCATCAAAAGCATGGCGAACATCGACCTTGCCATCGTCGAGGAAGCCGAGGACGTGCCCGAGCATTCCTGGCTTGACCTGCTGCCAACGGTGCGTGCGGAACGCTCGGAAATATGGTGCATCTGGAACCCGCGCACTAAGGCCAGCCCGGTCGATCAGCGGTTCATCATGCACCAGCCGGACAACGCGGTGGTCGCTGAACTGAACTGGAGCGACAATCCGTGGTTCCCGGACGTGCTGAACGAGGAACGCAAGCGCGACCAGCAGCGCATGGACGCTTCGACCTATGCCCACGTTTGGGAAGGCGCGTATCTGGAGAACAGCGACGCGCAGGTTCTGCATGGAAAATATCGGGTGGCCGAGTTCGAGCCGGATCGCGGATGGGACGGGCCGTATTTCGGCCTGGACTATGGGTTCAGCCAAGACCCGACGGCGGCGGTCGAGTGCTATCTGCACGAGGACGTGCTTTATATCTACCGGGAATGCGGCGGCGCTGGTGTAGAGTTAGACGATACGGCGGGCATGGTGCTGTCGGCGATGCCAGAGGCCAAGCGTTATGTGATCCGGGCCGACAACGCGCGGCCAGAGTCTACCAGCTACCTGCGGCGTCACGGATTGCCCCGCATTGAGTCAGCGCCCAAATGGCCCGGCAGCGTCGAGGACGGCATTGCCTGGCTGCGCGGTAGACGCGAGATCGTTATCCATCCACGCTGCGAGAGCACGATCCGCGAGGCACGGCTGTACTCGCATAAGGTAGACCGCCACACCGGCGACGTTCTGCCGGCAATCGTGGACGCAAACAATCACTTCATCGACTCCATCCGCTACGCCTGTGCGCCGATGATCCAGAGCAAGGGCGCAGGCATCGAGGGACTGACGACATGGTAGAAAAGACGAAAAAGACGCAACGCCGTGATAGCAAGGGCCAGCCGGTGTCAGTAAGCACCGAGCGAGTTCCTGTTGATGAAAAGAAAAAGGGTAGCGGTCGCCGTTTTCGAGTGACACAATAGCCATTAACACTCCATCAGGGGCCGAATAATGGCGAAGATTCAGAAGGGCGAAGTCCGCAATCCATACGGGCGCAAGGGAAAGCCGCGCGCTGACGGCGCCCCGCGCGAGGACGGCTGGAAGAATATGCTCTCGGGCATTGGTACCCAGCGCGACCCATCCGAACACTCCATGCCGCAGAACGACTCGCGCCTAGAGCGTGAGTACGTCGATGCGATCTACCGCGCAGATGGTATTGGCCGCCGAGTCGTAGACCTGCCCGCCGAGGAAATGACACGGCAGTGGGTAGAGGTGCAGGGCGATGATGCTGACGATCGGCTGGTAGAGCTAGACCGCCTGAACGCTAAACAGAAGTTCAACAAGGCACTGCGCTGGGCTGGGCTATACGGCGGGTCGGTCATCGTTATGCTGATTGACGACGGCCAGGGCGATCTATCGCAGCCGCTAAACGAGAACCGGGTGCGTGGCGTTAATGACCTGATCGTGTATGACCGGCACCAGACAAGCTGGAACATCGCTGACGTAAACAGCGACCCGCAGAGCCGATGGTTTGGCCGCGTCGAGCGCATGATGATCAGCCCGGTCAATGGGGTGCCGTACCGGGTGCATCGCTCACGCACGCTGATCTTCGATGGCGAGGATGTGCCTGACCGCCTACGTAGCCGGAATGATGGCTGGGGCGATTCCCGCCTGCAGCCGGTGTTCCGGTCGCTTTCCCGTTATGGCGAGGCGATGGGTGGCACGAGCGCGATCATTCGCGACTTCATCTTGCCCGTGCTGTCGATGAAAAACCTGTCCGATTTGATCGCCAGCGGGCGCGAGGACGTGGTGAAAAAGCGCCTGGAGATCCTTGGCGTATCCCGGTCGGTGCTCAACGTGTTGCTGATCGACGCCGATGACGAGGGCTATGAGAAAAAAGCCAGCGCGGTATCGGGTATCGACAAGCTGCTGCAGGAGTTGAAGCATAACCTGTCGGCCTGCACCGGTATTCCGCAGACCAAGCTATTCGGACGTGCGCCAGAGGGCATGAACTCGACAGGCGAGGGCGACTTCCGGCAGTGGTACGACACCGTGCGCGGTGAGCAGGAAGATAACCTGATGCCTAACCTGTCCGAGCTGGTGCGCCTGCTCGATTTGGCAGACGGCGGGCAACCGGATGACCGCATGCTCAAGCCTAACCCGCTATGGCAGCCGACCGAGGGCGAGCGGGCAACCACGCTCAAGACAACGGTCGAGGCGCTGACGCTGGGTATTGATTACGCGATCATCTCGCCAGAGGCCGCAGAGGCAATGCTGGCGCAGCAGGGCATTCAGAATGGCTGACACGCCCGCCCGGCGCGAGCTAATCCGCAGAGCCCGTGAGCGTATGCAGGAGCAGGGACGCCGTGGGTTGCAGCGCCGCCCGCCTAGACCTCGTCGGCCAGAGCAAGAGATTCGCACCTATCGGGCCAGGCTGCGTGACATTGCTAGAGCGATGGAGCGCGAGATCAGGGATCGGGTATTCCCGGAGATTGATCGGCTGATTAACGAGGCCGGCACTCGCGAGGACGCGGTTCGGGCCGATGACTGGCCGGAGGCTATCGCCAATCTATTCGAGGCCACACGCACCAGCATTCGTCCATCCGAGGAAGATGCGAAGCGCACCGCCGATCAGCTTGCCGATAAAGTCGAGCAGAACGCTACCGAGGAACAGCAACGAGCAATCCGGGCGGTGATCGGGGTCGCACCATCATTCGTTGATGACGAGCAGATCGGCGCAATCCTTAATAGCTGGAAGCGGCAGAACGGCGCATTCATCACGCGGTTTACTGACGACGAGGTGCAGGACGCTCAGAACATCGTCAGCCGTGGCGTGCGCCGGGGCACCAGCACCAAAGACCTGAAAAACAGCCTGCGGCGACAGTTCCGCATCAGCGATAACCGCGCTCAGCGCATTGCCCGCACCGAGATCAGTCAGCTTAACGCGCAGATTACTAAGCAGCGGGAGAAAGAGTTGGGGATCGAACAGTTCATATGGCGAACAGCTGGTGACGAGCGGGTGCGCGATCAGCACGAAGAATGGAACGGGCGCAAGTTTGCTTGGGACGATCCGCCTGATGGCGTGGTGCCAGGTGAGCCTGTGAACTGCAGGTGCAGTGCATCCCCGGCGGTTGATGACCTACTTGACGAACTGGAGCGAGACGAATGAGGACGTTCATACAGAAAGCGCTGGATCGCGCAACGTGGCAACGGTTTAACATCCGCACCAACCTGACGTGGGCCATCGAGAATGGCCGGGCGTATATCGCTTCTGACCGATGGGAGGTCGCTGGCGGGGCAACCGATTACGTTGAGCTGGTTGCCGACCCTGATGCTCTAGTGCGTATTTACGATCGGATCATTGCCGTCGATGGCGGACGATGGGAAGTCGATCTACTCCGGCCCGAGAGCATTACTGCAGGCACCGACACGTTCGAGGTTTCGTGCCTGAATTGCACCAAGCCAATCAATGCGGTCACGCAGTTCCGTCGCGGCGCCACGAATCCGGTCAACGTGCAAACGCTTGAAAAGACGCTCATCCCTGCCCAGCGAGGCCCGCAGTCATCAGGTGCGCTGCAGGATGTTGATATCTTCCGAGTCACAAATGGCAACCCCGGCAGCGTGCTAGTGCTGGCGCTGACCAATACGGACGATCAAGCGCACATTATGAACCTGCAGGTGATATGGAGCGAAGAATGACAGACCGCGAGCGATGGGTAGTCGATCTGTTGCGACACTTCCGGGCGGGGCAGTTATCTGGAGAGCTGACGATCCGGTTCCGTGATGGCGTGCCGGTAGAGGCGGTGCCTGCTCCGAAGTATCACCCGCCGCAGGCTGGGGCGCGGGTTAAGGAGACGGGCAAGGGTTGACTTGATGTATACTTTGGCCTAGCGTTACAGTTAATTTGGCCTCAATGGCATAGCCACGGCCCCGCAACGGAGCGATCCGGCGGGGCTTTTCGCGTTTAAGGAGACCCATGCCGGTCGAACCGCGCCCTGGTGAAAACGAGGCAGCATTCATGGAACGCTGCATCGAGACAGAGACTGAGGCTGGCTTCGGGCAGGAGCAGGCGGTGGCGATCTGCGCGACTACATGGGCCCAGCGTGACCAGCGCAATGATGCTGTCCCCCCGCAGGGCGTGCAGGAAGCCGCGCAGCAGGGCTTGGACTACCGCAGCGAGTACGGGCGCGGGGGCACTGATGTAGGCATTGCTCGGGCTAGGGACTTGGCGAACGGCGAGAACATTCCGCCGGAAACGCTCGCACGGATGCGGTCGTTTTTCGCGCGGCACGAGGAAAACCGGGTTCCGCCTACTGAGGAAACGGAGCCAGACGGCGGCCCTACGAACGGCTGGATCGCCTGGCTGTTGTGGGGTGGTGACGCTGGGCAGCGTTGGGCTGAATCACAGAGGGCTGAGGATAGTATGGTTGCTAATACCTCAACGAAACGCGCAGAC